CTCCAGAAGCACCTCCTCCACCTCCGCCCATGCCACCGGCACCACTGCCGAGAGCAGACAGAAGCCCACCCCCTCCTCCGAACATTCCCATTCCGGGAAACAACTGTTTTGGAAAACGTATCGCTTGCATGGGGAGAATGTTTTCCCCAAAAGTAGTTATTTGAGCAACTTGTACTCACATTCGAGGCTCGACAGCAGGAATGCCTCTTCCCCCTGATACACCACCCGCGCGATGAGCCTACGTCCCTGCATCCTATTGAACGGGGCAACGGACTTCCGTGGGATGAGGTGCTCCCATCCGTGGTAGTCCTTCAAGTAGAACTGCCCGAATGTGGCCGCGTCCATCCGTGCGACAACAGGCCCGTCCAACGTCTCCATGAACTCTATGGCCGTGGGTTTGAGGTCAGAGGCGGCACGTATCCTCGTGAACTCCTTGTCCGCGTTGGACTGCGGGTTGAACACCGTCTCGGCACTGCATTCGATGGTGTCTCCATTCACCTCAGAACCGATGTGCAGTTCATAGGTTTCCGCGTCACGGAATCCGAACGTCCTGTTACCTATGCAGAGATACCTGTCAAAGGAGTAGGTGTACCGACCGACCCACCCCTCATTCTTGGGTGCGTACACGAGCAGTTCCCTGTCGCAGCCGGGGGTGGTCTCCGTGGCGATGTACGCGGCATAGGCCACCTCCTCGCTCCTTGTGAAGCAGAACATCTCGCCCGGTTCAATGTCGAACTGCTGAATGATGAGTCCCACGGGATAGAACGCTGTAACTGTGTCCTCTGTCGTATTGTAGATGCAGATACGGTCCTGCTCAGGGAATGCGGAAGCAGCGGGAAGCTGTATGGCCTGATTGTCCGGCCTGTTGGACCCCACTACGACTACGGTCACCGCGTATGCGCCTGAGATGGGCGCGGGGTAGTAGTTGTTGAATCCGGGGAGTTCGTCATCAAGCACTATCTCAGCACAGTTCCCACGGATACCGAACCACACCTCATTATGACGCACGTCATATACGGCCATGATCCTTGTCTGGTATCCGGGCAGGATGTTGTCAAGGTAGTTCCTCCTGATGCGGTAGTGGTATCCGAGGTTGCCGATGTCCTTCAACTGGTCATCGAAGAACATCCAGATGGACTCGTTGTTGGGGAAGTAGATGGCGTTCTCCCGCTCTGCGGCAGCACGGTACATCTCATCGAACATGCCTACCGACTTGGACAGCCAATACTCCCCACCGATGTAGGCATCATCGCCCGTGGCGGCAAGCATGAGTTCGTCCGCATTCAGGTCGCTCACAATACGCTTGTCGGTGATGATGAGCGCGATGCCGGAGTCGCAGAACCCATAAAGGTTCATACCCTTGCCCGATGTTGCTGCCCATAGCTTCTTACCCTCTCCCTGACGGTCATCGAGGTCGTAGGCATTGGTGGCATAGAACGTCCTCAGGCCGGGTTCGTCCTGCACGTTGATGTTCCTCGTGAGTGACCACAGGAGCCTCGTGCAGAAATGGGTCTGCTCCTCGAATCCCACAAGGGGGCGTGAGTAGTATTTCCTGAAATTCCCGATCTGGGAGTAGTTGTAGTTGATGCGCTTCTCGTAGCGGATTCCACCGAACCTCCACATCTTCGTGCCCTCACCCACCTCAAAAGGGGCCTCATTAGGGTAGTCGGAACGGTACTGCGCATAGACGTGGCCCGGATACGAACCAGGGGCATCACACCAGTTATCGGACTCATCCGCATTGTATAGTCCAGAACTAAAAATGGGGACACCATCCTCTCCTCCTGGCGCAGAACGATTGCCCCTCATAATGAAGTGTGTGGCAGGGAAGAACCCCTCCTTTGCCTGTGCCTCATCCGTTATCCTCGCCTCGTGGGGAAATCCATGATGCGCCCTTGAAAGCACAGGGAACATGACAGCAAGCTGCCTGATGTAATCGAGGTTGCATACGTTGACCTCCTGCATGGTCTCGTTGGCAAGGGAACTGATGGGTGGGAATGTGTTGTACGTCCGCTTGGACAGTATCATCCTCGGATTGATCTGATACCTGTAATACGGGAATCCCGCATTGAATATCATCGGGGTCTCGCTGTCACCGGCATTGCTCGTGACCTCGTGGTCTATGGGGCAGAAGATGTCCTCTCCGACAAACTTGTCCCCAGCGAAAATCCTGATGGGAACAGTGTTGTCATACCTCACTACCACGCGACTCTCTGTCGGTAGGGGTATCATGTCAAATATCAGCGTCACCTCCCTTGCGTCAACTGTCGCGCTGTGTCGGTAGATGCCATGTATCTCGACCGTGTTATGGACCGTTGAACCATTTGCCTGTATGGCAGTGACGAGTGCGTTGCGCTGAACAGGGTTCAGGTTGGTAGCATTCAACCACGTCTGCTCATCAAGTGTGTCCGGGTCAACGATATACACGTAGGCATCTCTACTCCAATAGTTGCCAGAAGTCGAGATGTCAGGGCAGCAATCCTCCATCCGTTCATCCACAAGTACGAACTGCTGGGTCAGCGACCCGTCACCGTGACCGATGATGCTCTCGAACTTCTGCCAATGACCTACGTCCGTGAACTCCTTGATGTTCTGAGTGGTATTGATGTCCACCCCCTTCCTGACAATGCGTATCTGATAGAGCGGTTCGTGCCAATTCTTCACATCGGTGTCAACGAAGTGCTTGTTGCACTCGCTGGTGCTCTGCGATGTCCTTGCATACACCTGTCTCGCGGAAACAGGGATGTCGAACCGGTAGAACTGACGGCCCTCATGGACCTGTGGCCTCGTGGCGTTGTTCTGCTCACTGATGTTCACTCCGTTGAACGGGAACTCATACAGTACGGAACCGTCCCTAACGTCCCCAGGTGTGGCATTGGCGGTGGCATATCCGCTACGGACAGACCCCCTCCACTTTCCGAACTCCACATCACCGAAGTTGTCTCCCACGTTGATACTCCCATCCTCGTGCTGTATCCGTGGATAGATCACCATGTCGATGTTCCTGTCCCGTGAGAACTGAAGGTCCTTGAAGAAATGGTACACCTCTGAGAAGAACCCTACTGGAGCGAAGAGCTGGAAGGCGTAGTTGTCGGGGTTGGCCTGAATATCGGTCATCAGTGTGCCCGTCATCCCTTTCTCCATGTCGGGGAAGAACGCTATAAACCCGTACTGTTCCTTCTGGAGACCAGAGGACAGGTAGTCTGCGGAGGTGAGGTCATAGAACCCCATCCCCTCAGCAATAACCCTTCCCGCAGGAGGCGTTCTGACAATTCCGAAGCCCGTGGCCCATGTCGGCCATGAGGTCAGTCCACCGAAGGCCATTCCCAATGAGAACCAGTCGAGGCCGAATCCCTTTGGATGATAGTCCTCATAACAACCGGAACCAGACCCACAATCAACATAGCACTCCGTTACCACCCTGACGTTCGGAACGTAGTCAAGGTCGTTCTCAACGTCCGTGGACACATCGAGTTCATTGGTCGGGCGCAGGATGTGATACCCGATGGTGTCAGCGTGACGGTATTGTCCAACGAACACATTCACTGCTATCGGTGGGCCACCGGAGGGATTTATGAATGAGTTGGTATTGTCGTTGCTGAGGTTGCTGCAATCATAGTATGCCGGAAGGTCGTTCAGACCGGAAGGGAGTTCTCTGAGAATTATAGTGGGCAGGGGAGGGGTTGTCATGGATGTGAATGCCCACACGTTCTGTTCCCCTATCGTACCCAGGTCATGCCGACACCCGATGATGGTCTTCTCAGCACAGGCGTTCGCCTTCTCCCTCAGATCGTGCGTGTCCCAATACTCGTAGCACACGGAACTGCCTCCGGCCCAATCAGCCATCTGCATCGGTGTCTGCCCATAGGCGTTGTCGATACTCGCCTGGCTCTGCGGCTGGCGGTTCTGAGGCATACGGTAATTCTCGAATCCCGGAATGTCCTGAGCGAAGGTGTAGTTGCCGAAAGCATCCCATAGCACAATGCCCCACCCGTAATTCTCATCGTGGTTCAGGCTTTTTCGATACGTGGAGTTCCATGGGTCGGCATGTCCCGCCTTCCGAAGATGAGCGGTCACCGGGACCATATTGTCAGTCCCTATCGGCTTGAAAGTCACACTCCCCTCAGTGTCCCGTGAGGCATACGTTATGTTAAATAGGTGGAGTTTCCTCGCGAAGTATCTCAGTGATTTGCAGTGCGCTATGGCCGACATCATGTTCGACTGCTCGATCTCGTCCATCACCTCGCCCTCTGCACCATAATCCAGGATGTTCACCACCTGATACGGGTTGGCAGGGTCGAGCGGATACTGCCCGATTATCTCCGCGACAGGGGTGTAATCCAGCCCAAGGTCGGCATTGTACGGTATCCTGATGATCTCGATGTAGGCGTACTCCTGAGTGTTGGTCACCCTGAATCTCAGGTGGATGCCATATTGTGTCTCAAGGTCACCGTGCGTGGTTCCGAACGTCCTGCTGTACGGGTACGCCTGTGAAGAGGCACTGTACGCTCTCGGAACGGGGATGGTCGGGGTGATGGGAGTCAGTGCGGACCGGTCACCGTCTGCGGTCACATACCTGTACGTGTACTGGTAGGTCCCACCGAGAAGCCCGGTCGAACCATACACCACATCGAACTGAGACGGGTTGTTCTGGGCCACCCTGATGAACCTCATCTGGTCCACCTGTATCCGTAGGTTCACTGTGTATCGGTCGAGATTGAAGTCATCGAAATACTTCTCGGTGCATTCCGCGTCCTCATCCCCTACATCCACACCTCCATTCAGGAGCATGTCCTTGATGTTGAGGATTATCGGAGGGTTTCCCGGTCTGTCGTTGGTGCTGAACATTTCCCCTCCGGGACAGTTCTCGTTCTTGTCCACCTGAATAGGATAGTCAACCCTGAAAGGCAGGTCGGGGTGGGACGCTACGATGATGCCGTCAATCCTGATGAACGGTGGGACGGACGGGTTGGCGTTGGCCCATATCTCTACCATGCGCCCATTGATCTCCAGTTCGGCCATGCACTCGAAGTTCGCTGGCAGCGCACCACCCCCATAGACATCGTTGCAGCTCGTGTCCTCGGCAGCGTACAGCAGCACCTCACCGTCAATCCGCTGGGCACCGCCTCTCGCCCCCTTGGTGGAGGTCATCCTGGCGTTGACAAGTTCAATGAACTCGCCCTCCATCTCCGCAACAAGGAGTTCCTTGTCGAAGTCGGTGTTGGCGCGTTTCCAGAACGTCCGTATCTCAGATGGCTGGTGGAGGTTCATATCAGAAGTTCATGCGGCCAAAGTATTCCTTCATGGAGTTGCGTTCCCATGTATCCATGCTCTTGACCCTGTACTGTGCCTTGGCCCACGAGCCGTCATACGGCTTGTTCAGTGTGTTGTGGGCATCGAGGTATCTCAACCTGTAAGTCGGGTCCTTGGCATACTTGGCCCGCATGAACTTCTCAACAACGTAGTCGATGGATGCCTCACGGAGGAAACGCGGAACAATAGGTGCGTCACCGATGTTCCCACCGTATGCGTTGCCGATGAACCGCACCATGTCGTACTCCGAGCAGTTGCTGGAGAACATCACCATGCCGTCCTGAATGTTGGCATAATAGAGTCCGGGGCTGTATGAACCGGAAGACTCCCTGAAAGGGGAGAAGAACGGGTCGTTGGGCTGATCCTCCTTCCTTCGTGCGGTGTGCCCCTCACCGCCCACTCCGGGCTTGTTGTTGTGGTGCCTTTTGTAGTGGACTATCTGCGATGTGGCCGGAGAACAGCAGTCTCCGTTCCATAGGTACATCTCCCGCAGGTTGAACATGTTCTCCGGCAGTTCCATCTGGAGTTTCACCTTGTCGAAAGGAAGGTCAACGGTGCGCTCGTTGAAGAACGTGTCGATAGCAAGTTCCTCCAGCGCCTTCTGGACGTGGGAGATATACCACCCCTTCGTCCTTTCGCGCATGGCCTCGTCACCGCACTGTATCAGTACGTCAGCAAGGATCTCGTTGTGGGTGACAAAATCTATCGTGTTCATTGCTGCTGCTCATCCTGAAGTTGCTCCGTGTTCTCCGGTGTGGCCCGCTGATTTCCGAGCGACCTCCTGTCGAATCCTGTCTTGCCACCGTCACTGTTGCTGTCGGTGCCGTCATTTCTCCTGTCCTTCGGATAGGCCAGCAGGAACCTTCCCATGTTCACGACCTGGGCGATGAGCACCTCCATGAGATGATCTGGCACCTGTATCCTGTCATCGAGGTTGCATGGCGCGTTGGGAACGCTGTTGGAATACAGCCCTATCTCAACTTCTGTGAACGTCACACACTCCACGCCAAGGAAGTACACCCTCCGGCCCACTACGTAGAAATACGGATTCTCCGGTGATGGCTCCTCATACTTCGACATGTACAGCCTGTGGGCCGTGGACGGCTTTGTCCGCTGGAATGGCACGACCGTCCATGACGGAACACCGCAGCACCCTGAATCGAACGTGTAGGAGATGAAGTCCACCCCTCCGTCATTGTCCAGTTCCACGAGTTCCTCCGGCAGGTCGATGTACTTGCGACCGGCAACGATGTCAGGGGACACCGACTGCTGGGCCACCTGCACAGGAACCCCGTCAAAGATGGCGAGGAAGGTTCCGTTTCGCTCATCATCCCACTGCTTCTTGAGATGCTGCTGGCGCAGCCTGTTGGCAACGACAGCACACCAGAAAGCAATGAGGTCGATGGTCACATCGGCATCATCGTACTGCTGCTTGAGAACCTCAAGCACGGAGTTGGCCGCATATCTGTACGTTGCCATATCAGGCTATTGCTGTGATGAGTGATTGGATGTCCCTGGCCGCTACGGAGAAGATGTTCGTGTTGTCCCCCTGCTTGTGGGAGATTATCTGCAAGGTCTTGGATACCATCATATCGAAGAAGCTGTCCGGGAACGGAACACTGTCAGTCACCAGCGCGACCTGCGCGGGGACCCTGACATAGACCATTGCCACCAACCGGTGCGGGATGTTGGGCCGTATCTCGAACTCATACGCTTCGGTCGTGCTGTATCCTCCCGGAACCGTGTTGTAGTCCGTGGGGTCGAGGTACGCGAACCTCACGTCATCGCAGTCCATGGACTTGATGATGTTGCCTGGCTTGAACGGATTCTTCCTGTTCCTGACCCACTCCTCATGCGTCAGCCGCTTGCAGTCGAACTCACTGCCCACATAGGCCAGTTCAGGGCGTAGGACGCTCTCATGCTTCTCCATTATGGCACCGGTCCTCGGCCTCCTATCAATGATGGGGCCGTCCACGGTAGATACGTTCTGATTCGCGGCAAGGAACTGATGATACCAGATGGAGTGCAGTGGAAAGTCAGCAGCAGGGGTGAACGCGGGAATCCACACCTCCGGCTTCGGATGAATGGAAAGCACCGTCCACAGGCCATGCCCAACATCGGTAGGGTCGAACGCGAAACGGGAGAACCCGTTCAACTGCCATACCCTCGCAAGCGTGAGTTCCCGGAATATCTCTGCGGACATCTTCCGCTCCGAGAGGGCCATGTTGACCACATTCACCATCCAGGTCATAGCGGAGTTGACGGCAGGGATGACATCGAGGTCGTCCCGATAGTGGTCAGAACCCTCTGCATCGAGACCCGTGCCGCGAACCCTGTCCGCTATTGCCTGAACGAGAATTGCCATGTAGGATGGATGTTACACTTTTACGAACTCATCAGGGAGGGCCACAGGGATGTCCATGCCGTTCTCCCCGCGCATCACTGCTGACGCTGTGGGGTGCGCACGTTGGCCGGAATCCGCTTTCATCCGCTCTTTCGATATGGCATCAATGAGCCTCCTCCTGACAACATCAGGGTTCTGGTCCAAGGGTATGCCCATCTGCTGCGCCCTCTGGATCACGTGGTGCTGGGTCATGCTGCCGAGTTCCTGCGCTACGGACGTGAGTATCTCCGCCATCTGCACATCGACAGCGGCAACATTATTCACGCTCTCATGGAATTTGAACCCGAACAGCGTGTGGCTGCGGAGGAACTCCAATTCCTTCCTTGAACTGACCTTGGCCGCACACACCGCGAGGATGCTCTTGTCAAACCGTGAACCCTGGTTCCTGACCATCCTGATGGTGGGATTGAATCTGATGGGTGTGCCGTAGGGTGTCCTGATGTCCTGACCCCTGCGCTTGTCACCGTAGATGCTGTACCGGGAACCGTAGGCGAAGAAGTGAACATCCTCGTCCAGAACATCATCCTCGTCCACCTCATCTCTGAGAATCGGCTGGGCACCACGGTAACCGCTGGTCTGCTCATTCCTTGCGGTGAGCGAATCAAGCGTCTTCACCACCTTGTCGAACACACTCATGTCCTGCTCTGTGGTGCGAGGCTTGCCGTACAGGCCGAGTTCGTGCAATTTCTTCTCAAGGGCGGCATCGAGCACCTCCTGACTGAATCCCTTCTCTGCGGAGAGTTCGTCAATGCGCTTCTCCAGCTCATCAATGCGCTTCTGTGCGGCCTTCTCATCGAGTGGCTCCTTCACCACCTTCTTCTCAGGGATGTTATCCCCCTCTGCCAGTGAATCCGTGACCTCCTTCTCTTTGAGTACCCACTTGTCGAACACCTCGTCCGACATTCTGATGATTTCCCATGTCTCTCTGATATAATCCTCTACGGTCGCACCGGCATCTTCAAGCCTCTTGATACGTGCCTTGCGGAGTTTTCCTGCTTTCGCTGGGTTGACGGGCGTACCGTCCTCTTTGAACTCGATGATTTCGCTCATGGTAGTTGGTTTTGGTTGATGCAATGATACAAAAAAAGGGGGATGGCCTAAGCCGTCCCCCTCTTTCAAAGGTCAATAGAGATCAGAGCACATTGATCTCAGCACAGGACAACGGGTTGTTGAACTCGATGCTGAATGTGCTGGACACCCATGAGTCGGTGTAGTTGTTCAGGGTTCCACCGTTCCTACGTGGAAGGGTGTCTCCCATCTCCTCACCGAAGCAATGCTTGGGCTTGATGCAGCCGTGGTCAACGAGCAGCAACCTACGCTCCCATGACTGTGGGAAGCTGGCGCGAGACTCGAAACGCTGCATCGGCACAAGCACCACCTTACCGGCACCGTTGTCGATCATGCGGATCTGCATGTTCGCAACCATGTCGTTCGGGCGGTATTGCACCAACTGGTCCTTGTACGCTTTCGCGATCTCACGGATCATGCGGGGATGGCCGTACAGGAACTTTGTCTGTCCGTACTCACCGAACATTGTACCGAGAACCGCGTCATCAATCGCATCAGGAAGCGTGGCTACCGGAGTAGTGATGGACGGTGAACCGGCCGCTTGCATGAGAGGGTAGATACCTCCGCACGTCTTGGCCTTTGTGCCGTTCGACAGTGTGACCTCACCGCGCTCCCCGTTGAAGAAGGCGTTGCTCAGGTCGGTACGGAAATGCTGGAGAAGACGCTTGCGGTCAAGTTCCAGGAAGTTTGAGGTGGATCCCGCCCTCATGTACTTGTACATCTCCATCTTCCCATATCTGCGGGCCTTCACGAACATCTGCACGTAATTGAAACGCTCGATGGTTTCAGAGCGGTAGTACTGCTTGATGTCCGTGGCAGCATCAGCTTCCACGGGAGAGTGATTAGACAGCAGGTCACCGTTCACAACGGCAGGGACAGTGCCACCGGTCATCGGGGTCACGGTCACAGATGTGCCGGGAACGATGGAGGTGACAACACCTTTCGCGTTGTTGGGGTACACTACGATGGTGTCCACAGAGATGTCGTCAGTGCTGGCGACAGGGATGGTCTGCGTGGCAGGATGCACGGCAGCGGCTACACCGGCCGTGGCCTGGAGTGGATTGCGGCCGTAGCCCATCTCCATGTAGAAGAACTCGTCAGAGTTGACCTGCTCAGACGCTTGCATGTTCAGCAGCATCAGGTCGAAAAACTGCTCCGGGGCGGCATCATAGATGATGCTCCTGAGCTGTTTCTGGATGAGCAGGGAGGTGTTGTGGCCGAACTGAGCACCATACTGTGAACCGAGGGGGTTCAGGTTGGCGTTGGCAAGTGCGGCATTGGGAGGCGTGAAAAGCATGGTTCAGAGTTTTTAGGTTTGTGGGACTGGCCTACTCTCGTAGGGAGATTTGTTGAAGTACTTTGCAGCCTCCTTTGCAAGTTCTTCACTTCCCGCTGTCGCCACAGACTGTTGTTGTGCTCCCGGCCGTGGTATTTCGGTCTTCCCGTTACCCACTATCTGTTGCGCAACCTCATTCCGCTTCTTCAACGCATTCAGAAGACCATTGATCTCCTGTTCGCCTACAAGCGCGAGTGCTATGCGTTTCGCTGCATCCGGCTTGTAACTCCCGTCATCACCGATGAACAGGGAGTTGATATTGCCCTTCTTCAACATGTCCTCCACCTGGCGGACGTACTTGTCGTCAAGCGCAGTGAAATCCTTCTTGAGTGCCTGTACCGATGCTTGCACCGATGACATGACCTTCTTTCTGTTGTCCTCTGCGGCCGCTAAAATAGAACTTCTTTCGGAATTGAAGGTTTTTTTGTCCACAGCGAATTGATTTTTCGCAAGACGCACAGCCTTGTCCACCATGGCCCCTCCTTCCTTGATGGCATCGGCATCAAATTCACCTGGGAAATAATGGCCCAGCAGAACCGCCTTGTCAATCGAGTCGGGGTCTGCGGTCAGGTCGATGGATGATGTGGCGGATGCCAATGGGGCCTTCCAATCCTCGCCCTTGGCCCACGCCTGCATCGCCTTGAACACGGGATCGGGAAGCTGTGACAGGTCGTCCTTAATGGATTTGAGCTGTCCTTCCAATTCATACTTGATCTCCGAATCCCCTTTCCATGCCTTCGCAAGGTCAGCGATGGACATGAAGGAATTGGGGTCGTCCGGCTTGATGTCCTCGATGCCGAGGTGACTTCCAAGGAATGTGTTCACATCCTTGAGTTCCTTGAACTCCACAGCCTCCCCATCGGGCTGTGTGACCTTGCCGAACAGCATGGACACGGTGGCCTCTATGGAGCCGGGGGCGGGTTCCTCTTTCGGCTTCTCCTCCCCTTCCTTCGGCTTCTCGGCCGCAGGCGCTGCCGTGGCTGCCGGTTGCTTTGATGTGGTCTCCTTCAACTGCTTGAGTTCGGCCTCAATGACCTTGTAGTCATCAGAACCCTCAAGGCCGTTGGCCTTCAGTATCTCAAGCTGGGACTCAACGTGCTCAATGAACTCATTGGACGTAACTTCCGGTTCTGCTGCGGGAGGCGATCCCGCTGCTGGTGCTGCCGCATTCTGTTCCTCTGCGGCTGCTGCCGCTGCTTGCTCTTCTGGTGTCATGTCGCTCGGTTTTGGTTTGTAGATGCAATGATAGTGATTATGGCGCAGTCCGTCTCAGGTGTTCGCGTAGGGCGAGTTTGTCTATGCCCTGCTGGCCTTTGATGGAGAGATTCTCCACCTCGTGCTGACGTTCCACGTCCGCAGCGGCAGCGGCCATCTCCTCCTGACGGTCAATCTCCGCTCCCTGTGCCTCGATGGCCTGTTCCTCAGCGGCAGCCTGCTCACGGGCGGCAATCTTCGACTTCTCTATCTTCCTATTGAAAGTCTCTTGGATAGCAGAGGACACGTCCTCGATGTGAGCGACACCGTACCACTTAGCCATTGCCTCCTCATCAACAAGGCCCACAGTGGCGAGTTCCTTGAGGTCGAGTGCGGCAGCGGCCTTGCTCTCATCCTCCGGCATTGACCGCTTGATGTACACCCGGAAATCCTCCAGCATCATATCAGGATGGAGTGTTATTACCTTGCGCATGGAATCCCCCACGGCCAATGACAGCTTGCGCTGGTTGGCGATGTAGATCTTCTTGCCCTTGGTCGCCATCGCCTGAGACACTTTGAGCATCTGCTGGGATATGGCGAAGAAGAACGGTTCCTGCATGGTGGCACCGGCATCGAGCATCTGATTGACAACGACACCGGATTCCCGCTTACCTCCCTGCTGCCCGCGCATCGCCACGTTCCTCCCTGTGGAATTGTCGATGCTGGCCCTGACGTTCTGTGCAATCTCGAACAGTGACAGAGTTCCCTGTTTGGCTGTGGTGTCGTAAGTGGACACGCTGTTGTTGAGCTGGCCCTTGGCCCTCACTCCGACAGGCTTGCTCAGATTCATGGAACGCAGCATCTCCTGCTCCCCGTCCTGACCGTCCACCATGTCCTTATCGTAGATGATACCGGAGCCGCGTGAGTTGTTCACCTGTGCCTCAGCCATGGATAGCAGCCTGTTGAGGAACCGCTGTGGCCCTATGGCATCATCGACCGGTGCCTGGATGTACCCGTTATGGTACTGCCATGTGGCGACCTTGTATGGGGACTGAACATTGCTGATGTCGGATACGAATGTCTCGGAATACTTCGCCACACCATGTTCCAGCACGAGGGGAATCCCGCTCTCTGAGGGGTTGGACACATACTCAGGCGGACAGAACACGCAGTAGCGCAGCACATCCCTCCATATCTTATGCGTCAGCTTACCCTTCATGGCCTCACGCGCCTTCTCATCCTGCGGCATTACCACGTCCTCTATGGAGTACTGTCCGTCCTCCACATCAATCCTTGTATAGAGTTCATACCCGAACTCATCAATGACGTACCCGTATTCCTGGGCCTCCACGTCACGCCAGTATATCTCATACTTGGGCACACGTCCGAGCGGAACACCGAAGATGTTCATATCCTGGTGGAAGCTGGATGTGTTGTGGGTGGCGCTGGAACTCTTCTCAAGGGCCTCCTTCCATGCGAGGCTCATCTCAGGGAACCGCTCTATCAGATAGGCGGGGTCCTCATGGGAATACTCCCCCCAGAACGATGAGTCTGACAGGTCGGGCTTCTTTGCAGAGGGGTCCCAGATGAAGAACAGTGGGTCGATGACATCAATCCTGTGCCCACCGTTCAGTTCATACTCCTTGATGACGGACATTCCCGTCACTGCGAGACTGAGCGCAGACTCAACCTTGATTGATTCAAGGTTGTTCAGTTCGGAGATATTCTTGATGAGCGCGTTGATGGCCGCGACATACTCATCCCTCCAGAATCGGTGGAAGCGGTCGAACGTCTCCTCAGCGGTGTCAGCAACAGGGACCTTGGCCTTGATGGTCTCCTTGAGACCGGGGTCGTTCGTCCTTGTGTACAGTGATTGGTAGAACAGCAGCTTGGCGAGTTCCTTCTCCATGCGGCTCACCGCCCGGTCGCTCGTACCGTAAGCCTTGGCCGACAGATCCATCTGGATGACCTTCCCGACCAGGGCGTTCACCATGGGTCTCACGGTGTTCTCAACTATCTTCAATCTGTTCCTGGTGTTCCCTGACTCATCCATCATAAAGGTCTCCAGGTCCTCATCGAGTATCCACTGGTTCCCATAGAGGAAATTCCAGTTGACCATCGACTTCGCCTGGAAGTATCGGTGCTGGTCGCTGTTGATGGAGTTCAGACACCATTGCGCGTACTTGTAGTGGTAATCCGAATCCTTCTTGGAGGAAGGGACCGTCCTGAGCGGCCGTGAGAAGCTGGCTGATTTCATCCTTCCGTGATAAGCATGTCCATGATATTTCCTCCCGTGTCCTCAACGGACCGGTCCCTGATGCCGTACCCGTTCTCCATCTGCCTCACCAGTTCTGGAAGGGCCTTGTACACTTTAGTCGCATTGTTCACGTAGTTGTCCTTCTCCTCATCCTCAAGTTGTTTCATCTCTTCCTTGGAGAAGTTGACAATCTCGATGAAATTTTCAAAGATGGTCCTGATGGCCGTGTTGGCCTTCGAGCGGATGCCTATCTCGAACTTCCCCATCCGCTCGAATGCGGAGCGGAACTTCTCAGGATACTGCCCCGTCAGGAGTTCATTGCGGAGTTCCTGCTTGATACTGTTGCCGAACGCCTGTTCTATGGCAGCGGCCATCCTGTGACGGGAACTCTTGATGTCATGGAGCGGTGATGTGACGTTCGCGAAATACCACACGAGTCTCATCTCCCTGTCAGACAGGTCGGTGAACTCTGTGATCTCGGAGAGTTCGGGGTAATCCCCCTTCATGCTCCGCTTCGCGTTGGGTTCAAACAGACGTTCCATGCAGCAAATCTAAGCAAATCAAGTTGTCAGGAACAGGAAGGGGGGAACGGCTCTCGCTGCTCCCCCCTTCATCGCTTGCGCGTTCGTGCAGGACCTACGGAAGCACCTGTGCTTCGCTGTAAGCCTTGAGACCTGCGACCGAGTTGACACCGGCACGGCCCATCACGGCAGCATGTTCGGTGTCGAATACGGTCAGTGCGTCATCGACATACACGATGTCCTCATAGATGACAGGGACATCATTGTTCCCTTCGCGGAACGTGCCCTCCACATGGAAGATGAATTTGTCGTACTGAGCAGCAGCATTATACCCTGCAAGCAGGGCAGCGTCACTGGCACCGACAGGCTTCACAGCCGCAGTGTTCGTGTCGGTCACACCAACGATGTCGGTGTTGTAGCTGATGGCCGGGTATGAAGCGTCCTCAAGGTCAACGGTCAATACGTTGGTGCCAGAGTTGAATGACACGAATTTGAACACACTGTTAGGCCCGCTCTGTGCCTGGATCTGATTGGCGAACTGCGTAGCTATCTCAGAGGCTGTCGCGGTGGCATCACCGTACACGACCAAGGAAATCTCACGCTGCACGGCACTCACGTTGCCGTTGACCAGCGTCAGGCGGTGAGGCCCGTTGTTGACCACAGTGATACCATTGAGGTTGATGGCAAGCCGCGCATAGCTACCGGCAGCATAGACCACCTTCTTGTAACCGACCAGCTTGCTCCATAGGAACGACAGGGCGGTGAGCGCGAGGCTCACAACCCCGTTCGACACAGCGAATTGGCCGGAGGTGTAAGCATTTCGGAGAATTGTGTGACGTGGAATGACTCTCATGGCGATTTTAGGTTTCGGGTTAGAAGTGGCCCCAAATCTAATTATTTTTCAATTCATAACGGGCCTTAGAACATTTCTTCCGAGTACGGGATCATAAACGAGTCTTTTGGCCGCTCTGCGGGCCTCCACGACCACTGTCCTATCCACGGGGAACTTCCGCTCGAAGCACATCCGGCACACATAGGAGAATCCCACAGCGTCAATAACGTCATCATTGTACAGCTTGAGGTTCTCAGGACCCCACTTCGTGTTGCCTGACGGGGTGGTCTTCTCCACATAGGTCTTCAACTGCGACCAGAAGGTCAGGGTCTTGATACCTGAGCCGAACGCTTCGATGATGGTGATGATGACGTGGATGAACCTCGGCTTGATGGTGGGCATGAGTCTCATCCCGAAGGTCTGCGATGTTGCTACTTGGAGGTAGTCCGGCAGCATGGCGTTGGTGACAAAGGTGTCATACAAGCCCATCTGATAGAGGTAGTCCCGCAGGTTCATCCCGATGTTCGACTCGAACAGGTGCGGGGGCTTCCCGTAGTACATGTTCAGCAGCGCGGTCTGGAGATAGCAGTACCGGAAGTTCGGCACCCTGAAATTCATTATGGCAGAGGTCTCCCTCAACTGCTCATCCCATATCCCCGATGCCATGAGCGACATCCCTGACTCAGAGTTGATGGGGTCGGTCCCCTGGTAGTACCTGTCCGACCAGTTGTGCTCAGGGTGCCGGTGGATGTACACCACGCCCCGCTCATCCGAATCATCGGTCGGGACCCATGTGGCCCCTATCACCTTGTACGGCACATCAGAGAACTCCGGCATCGCCTGTGACCGGTCGTATATCGGCTCAAAGAACCCGTACCCGGCCCGGGCCGAACGCGGCTCAGAGAGCAGGTCGGTCTCGTGCTTCACGATGATGTCCAGCGGCACGATGGTCTTCGTGCTACGCAGGAACATGTCGTCCATCGTCACAGGGTAGTGCTGGTGGAACTGTATCCTGAGCGTGTGCTTGTTGATGCCTTCAATGGAGTACACCCTGCGCTTCTCCTCCTCATAGAACTCCCTGGTGATGGATGGCTTCGAGAAGCAGTCGAGGAATACGGGAATGATACCGGAACGAAGGTCCCGCATCTTCCATGCCTTTATCCAAGAGCGGAACTGAGACTCGAACTCCGAACCGGCCCGGTCCATGTTCGATCCCGTACCCCATAAGACAATTTGACGGACCATCTCCATCTTTCCTGTCGTCTCAGACACCTTGAACATGGTGGGACGACCCTCATTTATCATCTCACCGAGAATAGGAATCTGGCCCACTTCGTCCACAAGAACAAGGTCAGGAGTACCCCCGTTGATGGCCGTGGCATACGGAGCCTCCACCACAAGGCGGGCATCCCTCCGCTTGCCGAGTCCCTTCTTCGACTTGGGTGCGAACGTCAGCATCTCGCCCGTGTCGTTCTTCACCGTGGGGCGGAAGACTTGGGGCAGTTCATAGAAGGCGTACTTGATCTTGTCGTTGAAGATCTCCTGGGCCTTCTTGATGTTCTCCGTGATGAACTTGATGAACAGGTTGGGATGGCAGAGCATCCGCTTGATGGCAATGCCGCCTATCAGTGAGGTTCCCCCCACCTGCCTGAGCTTTCCTATACCTATGGAGAACCCGCAGTCGATGAGGTAGGCAATGAACGCCTGACACCTCCAAGCCTTGAAATTAACAGTTCCATCACCGGACTCTCCCGCTCCCTGCTTGAGATACAGGTACTTATTAACAAAATAGAGACTATTTTCCTTCCACCTGTTCCGCTCGTCAATGACGAAATCAACGAGTTCATCGTGCGTCCGGCAGTCACTGACGGTCGTGCCCTCGGCAATCCAATCCTCAGCCTGTTGGATGTAGAGGTCGAACCTCCGGTAAGCCTTGATGTGGGAGAACCCGTTGAGGCTGGAATCAATCCACTCGATGAACTCCTTCTCCGGTTCGAGCACGTTCCCGTTGTGCGG